TTTAAACGATCCATACAGTCCATTATGCCAAAGGATAGCCTGCTCTTCTTCCTCTGTAAGCTTGATGAATCTTTCAGCAATCGCAATACTTCTCACTTCATGCGGAATATACAGAAGTTCTTTATTTATCTCATATGGTTTTGCTTCTGACTGTACCAATGGATATTCTCCATTTTCATCCTTTTTACGGCTCTTGATCATATTAGGTACATAGTTTGGTTTTCCATAATCTCCCATCTTTCCAAGATCATGCAGCAAAGCACAAATGATAATGGCATTCTGTGTTTCATCCGGTAAAACTTCCGATCCTTCCGCCAATAAAAATGACATATCCTGCATGATTCCGAGGACATTCCAACTATGTTCTGCTAAACCGCCCTCTTTTGCCAAATGGTTAGAACCCGAACACGGAGCCGCAAAAAATCCATCATTTTTCATGGCTGCAATTAAATCTTTCATTCCATCTCTTTCAGTGGACATAAGTTTTTCCACAATTAAATTTTCAAATTCTTCCATCTTTCTTTTATCCTCTCTTCCTCTGATTCAATATCTGCCATCTCTTCACGTCTGGCTTGTTTCTCATATAATCTGTGGCGGCGTTCTCTGTCCCTCTCGTACTCTTCGAGCATATCGAGACTGTCCGGTATGTAATCACTGTACATTTCCTACCTCCACGGACTTAAACACGGTACCTGACCATTTCCTCTTTCTGGTCGTCTCCAATAATGATTTCCAGAACATTTTTGTCTAAGGTAAATATTCCACGAATATCTCCGTCTGCCGTAAGTCTTACACTTCCATCTTCCAGACCAAGGTTTTCAAGTAATGCCGATAAATCCTTAAGTCCGTCAATTAACTTTCCGGCATCCGTTCTGCATAATCTAGTTGCTGGCATTTAAAAATTCCTCCATTTCCATCTGTCTAAAATCTGTAGATAAAACCATGCATCTGACCGCTTTCTCTTGCTGTTGCTTCATGTACTGCTCGTCCCGGCATTCTTCACACATGTTTCCTTCGCCGGGATCTAAACTACATCCACAGATTCTGCATTTCCTGTAAATCATAAAATCACGCTTTCCAAAAATTTAACTACGTGTTATAATAAACGCAGAAGTACTTTTGTATTTCCACGGTTAAATAGCACCTGTACTCGCCAAAGTTATCAGGGTGCTATTTTTTTGTCCTCAAATTCCCCAAGGAACTCAACATCAGCGTCAAGCTTGTCCTTCTGGTGAATAAAATATGCTTTCTGCTTCTCTTTCCGCTTTTTCTCTCGTGTCTGTTCCACATCCATAATCGCAACTCCCATAAGTGCAACCAAAGCTCCGAGTGCCATAGCGATTAATAATAAGATGTACTTTTCACCATCCGCATCGAGCATTCCGCAAAGAAACATAATTCCAAGCCCTACCGCTATAAATACTTTACTGATCTGCTTCATTTTCCACCTCCTCGTTGTCTGCTCTTGGTTCGATACCTAGAAACTTGTCCAGCTTTGCCCGGAAGATAAAATACTGATAATTCTTAACCTTCGAGGTTGGCTTTATCACGCTTCCGAGATCCCATCGCCCGGTTTTCATCTGCCGTCTGAGGTATTCCACGTTGCATCCAATCTCGGCAGCGGCTTCTTTTACTGTTAAGCGTTGGCTCACTCTCCATTACTCCTTTCTAAAATTGTTCATCGGTATTTTGAATTTGACCTCAAATTCCCTGTCGACATTGCCCAGTTAAGTGCTTGTTCCGGATTTGTTCTCTTTGACATTCCTCAAGACGTTTTACAAAGCCTTTCCACTTCTTTGAATTTTCAAGTTCATTCCACTCGTGGTCAGGCACAGAAAATTGAACTAAAACCCGATCAGATTGAATGGTTGTAGAACTTGCATATCCAACTTGCGGTGCAGGATATATAGGTGCTCTGTAACTGTTTTCTACAGCTACTTTATTTCTTCTATGAAACATGTTTTCTATCTCTCCCTTCTTTTGTTATTCTTACGCACATGGTACAATCTCCTTACAGGACGCTGCAACGTCCGAGTATATAAGAAAGGTGGTTTCGTGCGTATGTCTCTTTACGAAGAACTTTCTTTGCTTTATGTAAAGAAAAATGCGACTCCGGGAGATTCTCCCGAAAAATTACTTGCCATGTATCGCGAAGCGTTTGATAAGATAACAAAATGCGATAAAGAGCATGGCGGCAAAGCATTTTCTTTTGAATAATTCTTTGCTAATTAGAACCATAGCCTTTGAATTCTTGCTCAATGCGTTCGTGGCTGGGTACGTGTTCTTTGAATCCTCTGTTAACAACTCCAACTGTTGGCGGAGGATTTCTATTTCTGTTCTTTTATTCATCCTATATCTCTCCTTTCATATTATTTTTTGCTTACATTTCTTAATCTGTCTTTACTTCGCCTTTCTTATGTTTCTAAGTTGATTTTCGCTTATCAAAATGTTAAAATTTTTATGCCACATCATACGGAAAGGCTTTCAAAGGAAAATCTCGCCTTTGGAAGGGGGTGGCATATATGACTTCTCTTTCTGAGAAAGCTTTAGAGATTCTTCAAGCCAATACGGAAAAAACAGAATTTTCAAATTCTTACCTAATCAAAAATGGTTTTTCCGATGCAACCGCCAAAGTTGCTATCAATGAGCTTGAAGCGGAAGGTTATATAGTTATCAGCCGTACTTATATAAGAGGCAATGTAGTTTTTGAACTCATATAACCTATATAGTCCTGAGTGTTCCAGCACTTGGGACTATTTTTCTGTCCTACTTATTGGACTGTTGTTGTGGTAATTATTTTGACGGAATGGTTTTCCGCTCATTTTCAAACTTAATAAGATCTTCCTCATAAACTCGGTATTCCCTCCCTAGCTTGATTGCATTAAGTTTTTTCTTGCGAATCCATTCCCATACTGTGATAACCTTGACTTTGTATCTCTCTGCAACTTCATCACAGGTATACATTTTAGACAAAAATATCCCTCCTTTTTGTATGTTATTTATACTTGTGTTTACTTCGGTTTAGTGATATATTTATCTTGTCAAAGCGAAATATATCATTATTACGAATTATCTCGTGTCAAGAATGAGTTGACTCGTGTTACCGAGGTATGTACATACTATACCTCGGTATACCGAATTTGTCAATACTTTTATTTCGTTTTTCCGAGATAATTTTAGAAAGGGAAAAGTATGTATGAAATATTTGAAAAACTATGTCAAGAAAGAGGAATAACACCTTATCGCTTCTGCAAGGATACTGGCATCAATTCCTCTACAATAAGCACCTGGAAAAGCAAGGGTTCTGAGTGTTCCCCGAAGACTGCGAAAGCAATATGTGAATACTTCGGCATTAGCATGGACTATTTAATGTCCGGCAAGGAAGACTTATCAGGTCTAAGCATTACACCTCAAGATGAACGAGATATTGCAAGAGATATGAAAAGTATTCGTGAAAAACTTTTAAGCGGCGCTAACGGTCCTCTATCCTATGATGGCGAGCCGATACCAGAAGATGATGCAGAATTGCTTCTAGGGCAAATCGAATTAATGATGCGTAAATTGAAACCTATTAATAAAGAGAAGTACAATCCTAATAAGAATAAAAAGTAGGTGCTACATAATTGAGAAAAGACATAAAGCAGTTAGTAAATTATTACGTAAAAAAATTCAATACGAGAAATCCATACAAGCTTGCAGAGTGTCTGAATGTAGAAGTCCAGATCGGCGAGCTTGGAAGTCAAGCCGGATGCTACATGTTTCTTAAGAACCACAAATGCATCTTTCTGAATGAGGATTTGGAAGAAAATGAGATGCGCCTTGTCATGGCTCATGAGCTTGGACATGCTATCATGCATCGAAAAGAAAATTGTTATTTTATCAATGGTTATTTCAGGATTTTTCTCAGGTATTGGCGG